CATCGCTCAAATCCCCCCTCACGCCCGACACCGCAGCACCCGCCGGCCGCCTGCGCACGCACCCCATTCCCATCCCGCCGCAGCCACGCAGCAGCTTCCTGCCCGCCCTGCTCACCGCCCTCCTCATCCTCGCCGCCATCGCCGTCCTCATCGCCGCGCATTTCCCCTCGCCATGACCCGCCTCAAGATCATCGCCACCGCCATCGACCCCGCCACGCACTTCGTCACCCGCGCCGAAGTCCGCCCCGACTCCGAACCCAACCGCGGCAACACCACGCCCGCCGAATTCGCCAGCACCAGCTACTCGCCCATCTCCGACTGCAAACGCTTCATTTCCAACCAACCCGACACCGAACTCTCAACCATCGTGTTCCTCTAAGCCCGCTCCAGCTCCGGTCAACAATGGCAAACCACCGCCAACCACTACCAACAACCGCAAACTGCGCGCAGCGCATCAAACCATGACCTCCCCACCACCCAACCTCCTCCCGCTCCTCCATCTCAAACGCCACTGCGAGCAGCACGGCCTCACCCTCAACCATCTCTGTGTCCTCATCACCGTCGAGCACCAGCCCAAGACTCACCAGCAGATCGCCGAGGACCTCGCCATCACTCCCGCCGCCATGACCAGCCAGATCGACACCCTCGTCGCCAAAGGCCAGATCACCAGCATCCAGGACGCCAAAGACCGCCGCTGCCGCAAAGTCACCCTCACCCCCCACGGCCTAAATCTCCTCCACGGCGCCACCCAGTTCTACACCGCCAAAACCATCACCACCGCAAACGCCGCTTAATCGGGGCGCGCACATCATGAGCACCCACCCCAACGCCAATCTCGCAACCATCGTCCGCTCCTGCAGCACCAAAAAAGAGCTTCAAACCGCCGGTCTTAAAGGTGAACGCCTCGTCACCGCCTGGGAATGGCTCAAGCTGCGCCAGAAACGCCACAAATCACGCGAAGAAGCCATCATCAAAGGCTGCCTCTATCGCGATTTCCAATCCTGGTACCTTACTCCTCGCCCCGTCGATAATGGCGGCCCAGAGTCCGATTACCGCAGCCGCAGTTACCTTGCCAAATTCATCAAACCTGAGTTCCGCCGTCAAGTCTATTACTGGCCGCTCGCGTCCTATTTTAGTCATTCATTCGCCCGACGCATCGCCAGGACGCTGAAAAAAACGTGGCCCTATCATTGGGACGATAAAAACTACAGCCTCTCATTACACCACCACCGCACCAACGTTGAAGTAAAAGGATCCCGCTCTGCCAGCGGCTACGACACCTACTTCGTTACCCTGAGCTACAACCTCCTCACCCACGAAGCCGTCGTCATTGGCGGCCTGCTCACCATCCGCGCCAAAACCGACGCCCATCTGGCTGAATACCCCTGCATCTGGCTGGAGCGCAACACCAAAGGTCCGGGCCTTTACACCGTCCGCGGCCGCATCACCGACCACGACCACCACATCGTCGAAGATCCCGCCATCCTCGGCAAAAAAGCATCCACGCAGCTCAACCGCCGCCTCGCCCGGCTGCGCAGCACACCACCACCCGGCTCACCCTGGGTCACCCGCGAAATATCCCTCGCCGCCGGCAACTGCGAACGCGGCACCGACAGCTTCATCCGCAACACCCTCAATCCCTGGCTCAAAAAGAATCACAACGGCCAGTATTTCCCTGGCCTCTGCCTCCACATCAGCGCCCTCCTCGCTCTACGCCGCGACCATTTCACCCTCCGCATCGCCCAACACATCAAACACGCCGCCTAATACCACCTCCCACCACAACAAACCATGTCCACCACCATCACCAAACGCACCCACCCGCCCGATCAAGGCTGGTTGCACACCACCTTCACCCTCAAATCCGCCGATCGCCTCCCCCAAGAAGACGCCGAACGCTGCGTCTGCTGCTTCGCCGATCCCGCCACCTACGACATCGCCCTCTGCGCCCAAAACGGCAAAAAACTCCTCGGCGTCGTCCGCCGCAAAAACTGGACCCCTTCCACTAAATAACCAGCTCGTGACATGGGCTACCAGCCCGTTCCGGCCTCCGAAACCACCGTCAACAATCGTCAACGCTGCGCAGCAGCCTTCAGCCACCGCCAACTTCCCCACTCTCCCCACCCCACACCACCATGCCTAAAGCACCCAAACACACCAGCACCACGACCCCCACGGCGTCCTCCACCGACGCCTCCCTCCTCACCGCCGCCGCCTTGCTCGACCTCCCCGTCGAGCAGCGCGTCGCGCTCTACGTCACCACCGAAAACCGCCAGCGCATCGGCTTCCTCCTGCAGGGCAAAATCCTGCACACCCTCGGCACCGAGGCCCTGGATCTCCTTCGCGCCGCCGGCATCAAGCCCACCTCGCTCCGCAACGCCCGTTGCGCCGAATGGGTTTTCGGCACCTTCACCCACCCGGAAGCCACCAAGGCCATCAAAGCCCTCCGCTTCCACAACGGCACCGAGCCCGTCGAGTTCTCCGAAGCACTCTACGACACCCTCACCCTCCGGCAGTGCGAACTCCTCCGCATCGCCTTCACCAACATCGGCCAGCAGCAGCACCGCATGGAGCTCGTCAGCCAGGCCTCCACGCTTCTCACCCAGCCCGACTGGGAGGAAGACTTCGAATCCATCCTCGACACCGGCCTCACCCGCACCGGTCTCGAAGCCAAGCGCCAGGCCGACGCCGCCGCCCTCCAAGCCGAGCGCGACCGCGTCGCCAACCTCGAACGCCAGATCGCCGAGCAGCAGGAGCGCGATCTCATCGCCGCCGAAGCCGCCCGCAACGCCCCGCCGCCCCCGCCACCCGTCGTCGTCTTCAACGCGCCGCCGGAACCCATCGCCGTCGCCACCACCACCGACGACACCGGGGCAGGGGAGCAGGAACCCGACACCGCCATCAATGGCTCGGACGAAGCCGAAGACGAAGACACCCCCGCCACCAACGTCGTCGCCTTCCAGGCCCCGGCCGAACCCGTCACAGCCAATGACGAGGACGACACCGCCGCCGAAGACGACGCCATCAAAGACGAATCCGACGACACCTCCGACGTCCTCACCCCCGAGGAAATCGGCACCGCCGTCGCCGACGCCACGGCAGGCATGCACGAGTTCAACAACGAAGGCATCACCGAGCACATCGCCTTCTGCCTCACCGACCTGGAGGACGGTTTCACCACCAACGTGAGCCACCTCGAAGTCGATGAACTTCACCACATCGCCGCCCGCCTCGAACGCCTCCTCGACGCCACCCGCAGCGCCATCGCCGCCAAGGCCGCCCCGCAGGAAGACCTCCCCGCCGCCCCGGTCAAGTCCTCCCGCAACCGCAAAGCCAAGCTCGCCGCGTAAACAGACCAAAGGGAACGCGGACACTCCTGTCCGCGCTCCTCTTCCGGCCTTTGACACCCACCGTTCAACAGCCCCAGGTTTTGAGTGCCCGGTGCTTTGGTTGAGCATGATATTGGGAGAACGGGCGGTCCAACAGGGCCGCCCGTTTTTTTCTCCCCACCACGTGATACGGGCTGCCAGCCCGTTCCGGCTCCGGCCAACAATCGCAAACCACCGCCAATTTTCCCCCGTGACCTTCATCGTCCTCGGCATCTGCAACTACCCACTCCTCCCCGCCGACTTCGTCCCCGGCGTCACCGTCTTCGATCCCGCCCTGCACATCAGCAGCCGCACCATCGAACTCAAGAACCCCGACCAAGTCAAACTCCTCGCCGCACTCCCCGACGGCAAACACATCATCGCCCTCCCTTTCGGCACCCAGACCCCCATCGTCATCTCCCTCCGCGACCTCCAACCTTTGTAACACCATGACCACTCAAACACCCATCCCCGAAACCCACGTCCTCGACTGCATCGGCTACCGCACTCTCCTCGCCGCCGTCACTGAATCCCAGAAAAAATTCCACAATGACCGCGATTACACCGCCCAGCTCATCTGGGCCGTCGATCGCGCCCGCCACTACGCAGAAAAGACCAACATCCCCGCCGAGAAGATTCTCGATACCTGGGAAGAGCGCCGCCACTACTGGTTTTTGAACTACTACCAAGAAGCCAAGATCCCACTCATCACGACCGACAAAGTCCGCATCTTCGACACCATCGAAGACCTGCGCCAATCCATCGGCACAAGCGGTTTCCGCTGCCCCGCCTGCAATGGCATCAGCAAGTCCCCCTACGAATGCGACACCGGCATCAAACTCAAAAACGAAGTCTGCAACTGGAAAGTCTATGGCCTCTTCCGCGACATAGGCAAAGGCATCACCGTCTTCGTCAAAGAAGCCATTCAAGCCGACCTCATCTTCATGCCCGTCGCCTGGGAACAACCACCGTCAACAACCGTCAACGCTGCGTAGCAGCCTCAACAACAGTCAACCTCCCCTCCGCCATGCAAGCCGCCCCACCTCCACCCGACAAACTCCTCAAGACCTACAAAAACGTCCAGATCTACGTCCTCGACGCCACCCTGGGCCACCGCCGCCCCGGTTGGAACCACCACCAGGACCGTTACTGCGTCGTCCTCTGGGACCCCATCGAGCGCGACGACCGCGGCCTCGTCGGCGACGACCTCGAATCCCTCCTCCTCTGCGTCGAAGCCGACATCAACCAACGCAAACCCATCACCCCCAATTAAACCGTAACACAGGCCACCCGCCCGTCCGAGTACGTTGTTCACGCTTCAGCGTGTCCGGCAAACCACCGTCAACGCCCGCGCAGCGGGCCTTCAGCCACCGTCAACAACCGTCAACTTCTTTTCCCATGCTCCTCCACCACGCCCAGCTCCGCCTCCTCACCACGCTCCTGTCCGCCCTCAACAAATCCAACGGCCTCAAATGCCTTGGCCACGTCTTCTTCACCCCCGGCCAAGGCCAAACCATCATCACCGCCACCGACCTCGACCTCCACATCTACTGGCCCGTCCCACTCCTGGGAGCGCGGCATTCCAATGCCGCTCCGGCCTCCGGCAAACCACCGTCAACCACCGCCAACAACAGCCAACCACTGCAAACTCCCACCTCCTGCCCCATCCCCTGGTTCCTCAAAATCGCCAATTCCGTCAAACCCGGCGGCCATCTCGAACTCCGCCACGACCACCACCACCTCTGCGCCTATCCCAGCACCGGTCCCAGCGCCCGCAGCCCCGAGTCCGCCATCAGCTTCAAAGAATGCCCCGAGTTCACCACCCAGCACTTCACCCACGGCGGCTGGCTCTCGCACCCCACCCTCGAAAAAGCCGTCTCCGCCATCCCATTCATCTCCACCGACAAAACCCGCCACGTCCTGCAGGGCATCCACATCACCCAGGACGGCCACCTCGTCGCCACCGACGGCCGCAAGCTCGCCCACGCCCCCACGCCCGGCACCCAGCTCCCGCGCGACATCATCCTGCCCACGCGCATGATCCGCGCTTTTGAAACCCTCTCCAACGGCACCGTGGACGGCACCGACACCACCTACGGCCCCGAGCACCTCCGCATGCAGTGCTGGCTCAACCACCCCGACCGCTGCGCCCCCGAGCTGCTCGCCCTCCACTCCGGCTGCTACCTCAAAGGCCGCCTCATCGACGGCAACTTCCCCAACTGGCGCATGGTTCTCCCCACCACCTTCAGCACCCTCATCGACATCGCGCCCGAATTCCTCGCCATCCTCAAAGTCACCCTGCCACGCTCACCCGACAAAAAGACCACCCAGGTCACCTTCGACCTCCAACCCAACGGCACCGTCCTCGCCGCCATCCACTGCACCACCGGCTCCCAGCGCACCGATCTCATCGACCCCTGCGAAGCCGGACGCCACACCATCAGCCCCGACCAGCCCCTCTTCAAATCCTGCTGGAACGCCCCCTTCCTCCTCGCCTGCCTCCAGTTCTCCGGCCTCCGCCTCCGCACCACCAACGACATCTCCCCCTTCCTTTCCGGCGACCCCACCGCCGCCCAGACCGTCCTCATGCCCATGCGGGCGAACTAATACCATAAACTGGCACAAACCACCACAAAGGCAGCAGCGCCGTTCAAGCGTACGTTGTTCACGCTTTAGCGTGTCCGGCAAACCATTGCAAACAACCGTAAACGCCCGCGCAGCGGGCCTTCAGCCACCGTAAACGCTGCGCAGCAGCTCCGCTTATGAAATCCACCTGGTTCTCCCGCCCGCAGCACCACGCCTTCGCCCGCTGCCTCGAAGCCGCCAGCCACGGCTCCCGCTCCATGTGGGAAACCTTCAGCGACTTCCTCACCCTCGCCTACCTCTCACTCTCCCAGGCCGCACACAAAGTCGGCACTGGCCGCATGGACCCCGCCAAAGAAGAAGAGTACCTCCGCATCTACCGCAGCCACAAGCACCCCGAAAAATTCCCCGAAGCCTTCGCCCACGTCGTGAATGCCCTCGAAGTTTCCCGCTACGACTTCATCGGCACCGTCGCAGGCGAGCTGGAGTTGCTCAACCAGTGGAACGGCCAGTTCTTCACCCCGCAACATGTCTGCGATCTCATGGCCCGCATGACCCTCGGCGAAACCACGCCCGATCCCGACCGCCGCATGACCCTTTGTGAGCCCGCCTGCGGCGCCGGAGCCATGGTCATCGCCACAGCCAGCGCCTTGCACGAGCGCCAGTTCATGCCCTGGCACTACTGGATCACCGCCATCGACGTGGACATCAAAATGTTCATGGCCGCCTACATCCAGCTCACCCTCTGCGGCATCCCCGCCAACGTCATCTGGGGCAATACCCTCAGCCTCCAGGAGCACCGCAACGAAACCACCCTCGTCGGCATCCTTCACCCTTACCGTAAATCCGCCGTAGAACGCGCCGAAACCGAAGCCCGAGCTGCTCAAGAACACCTCCGCCAGCAGCAAGCCGCCGCAGCCGCCGCCCACGCCGAACGCGAAGCCCGCATCGCCAAAAATCGCGGCCAGCTCGAACTCTTTTAACATCAAATACCACATCCCACCATGACACACCATCCCCGTACGTTGTTCACGCTTTAGCGTGTTCCGCCTCCGGCAACGCCCTCCGTAGCTCGCAGAGCGAAGGACGGGCCAACCACCGCCAACCACCGCCAACAACGCGCAGCGCACCCACCCTCTCATGAAACCCAAAGCCACCACCACCCAAAAAGCCCCCAAAGCCAAGGCCAAACCCAACACCAAGGCCTTCCACGCCGAAATCGAAGCCGGCATCGCCCTCGCCACGCCCATCCCTTTCGGCACTCGCCAACCCATCGATACCGACATCATCCACAACCACCCGCACAACCGCCAGATCGACCCCGCCACCTGCCGCGGACTCGCCGACTCCATGCGCCAGTACGGCCAAATCCAGCCCGCCGTCTGCCGTCCGCACCCCACTCTCCCTGGCGAGTTCCAACTCGGTGCCGGAGGCCGCCGCCTCATCGCCGCCCAGCTCAACGGGCAGCCCCTCGACTGCATCGTCCGCCACATGTCCGACGCCGAAATCGAAGGCATGCTCGTCATCGAAAACCTCCAACGCGAAAACCCCGATCCCCGCCACGAAGCCACTCAAATCCGCCGCTTCACCCAAGCCCATCCCGACGCCACACCCACCGACATCGCCGCCATGCTCGGCCGCGACGAATCCTGGGTCAAACGCCGCCTCCGCCTCCTCGACCTCATCGAGCCCCTCCACGAAGCCTGGACCGATCCCGAAAGCCCCATGCACACCTTCTCCATCGCCAGCATGGAACTCGTCGCCCAGCTTTCCTCCGAACAACAATCTCAGTTCCTCGAAGACTTCAGCATCGGCGGCAGCGACAACGACCACGACTCCGTCGTCTATTGGATCGCCAATCTCGGCTGCCAGCTCAAAGACGCCACCTGGCTCGACAACCCCGCCACCTTCATCCCCGGCTGCGGGCCCGGCTGCGCCACCAGCTCCGCCGCTGCCGACCTCTTCTCCAACACCGAATTCGCCGATCGCCGCGGCTCCCAGTGCGCTCAGTGCCTCAATCCCGCCTGCTTCAAAAAACGCCAGTCCCTCGCCCGCGCAAACGCCTGGCAGACCACCCTCGCCAAAGCCCCGGAAGGTCACTACATCATCACCGACAAATACAGCCACCCCGAAGTCACCCTCCCCGACGGCGCCACCCTCAAGCCCAAGCATCAGCACAACTTCCAAGGCTGGGCCAACTGCAAAAAGTCCGACCCCGACGCCAAGCCCTTCATCGAAGAGAAAAACGACATCGTCAAACTCACCTGGAAGAAGCCCCCACCCGGCCAGACCGACCTCCCTCCGGCAGCCGGAGAAACCTCCATCAAAACCGCCGAAGAAACCCTCCAAGCCAGCATCGACCGCCTCCAAGGCAAACGCTACACCCTCCTCCTCGACGAACTCCGCGACCACGTCGCCAAAGCCCCCTTCCCTGAATTCAACGACCTCAACGAGCGCGGCATTTACGGCTTGGTTCACCTCGCCGCCTGCTTCGGCACCCACATCCGCCTCAACTACGTCCACGGCTTCATCCACGACCTCGACCACGGCAACGACGCCACCAGCACGCCCCTCACCGACGATGAACTCGCGGTCGATGACGAAGCCGAACGCGAACCCGACTCCCCCGGCTTCAATCCCAACCCCACCGCCTGGGACCGCTTCCGCGAGACCAACACCAGCCGCCACGTCGATCGCCTCTGGAAATCCATCCGCAAAGTCCTCTCCGAACGCCTCCGCGATAGCACCTACACCGACCGCAAATCCGACCTCATCAAACCCGAGTTCATCCAGGAAATGCGCGAAGTCGCCGCCCTCACCGCCTTCGACTTCACCGCCGCCTACCAACGCGCCGCCACTGCCACCAAAATCCCCGCCACCCTCAAGCACCTCGACCCCGTGACGCTCACTCCCAAATCATAACGCTTCCCTCTCAGTCAATCCTACTCGTCCTCCTACTCCTACTCGTCCTCGACCCTTCAACCCCGCCACACCCCATGGCACGCAAACCCTCCAAACAGCATCCCCCCAAACTACCCACAGTTTTGGTGGATCAAATTTATAGCCATTACCTTCAATACAGGTCAATCGCCATAACCGCTGAAAATTACAACGTGCCAGCCTCCGCGGTTTATTCCGTTTTTCAGCATCACAACCGCCCACTTCTCACCACTAAGCAGCCGCCAAATTTCTCGACCACGGTTTTATGGCCCAAAAACCATCGAAAAAACTCCAAATAAACGGATCATCCATCATCATTGCTACTCCACTCATCCCCAAACGTTCCACACAAGCCGGATAACACACATAGAAGCAAAACCACCTCTACAAGTAACCTATGCAGTATGGAACGCCTGTTTTACAAGGCCTCCAGCGTCAAAGCGACATACTTGCATACCTTGCAGGGGTACTTCACACTTTGGCTATACAAAAAACATACCCAGGGTCCCTTTTCCCCGTTCCCCTTTCCCTAAGTACCTATGCAACCTATGCAACCTCCACACTCTTTCCGTTCCACACTTGAAAAATCAGCGTTCCACACAGCCACACTGTTCACCTGCACCTAAACACCCCTTACATTGCAAAAAATCATGAAAATTCCCAAAAACACCCGCAATTCATGAATTACCTCCAAATCGCCCCCCGCCGCCCCATCAATCCCCGCCTGGAGCACGACCGCAGCTACAAACGCTGGGCCTACGCCATCGCCTTCGCTCAAGACAACGACCTCGATGCCTGGTCACGCGCCCTCTGGCGCAACAACCCCACGGACATAGACACCTACCCCCGCCGCTACCCTCCCGTCTGGCTCCTCGATCCCGCCCTAAGCTCCGAATCCTCCTGGATCGAACAAATCCACGCCAACAACCCCTGCGCCGAGCTGCTCTCCGAATTCTGACTATGGACACTACCGACTCACCCCCGCTCACCGCCCTTGACCGCCAAATTCTCATTCTTGCGGCCACACCCGACATCACCCGCGAAGCCCGCGCCCTCATCCTCGCCGCCGGAGCCCTCCAAGCCGGAAGCTGCAGCCTCGAAACCGCCATCCATCTTCTTCAAGACCCGCAGCTCAGCGGCTTCAATCTCCCCACCCCTTTAGGTGTAGCCATCGGCCAGGAACTCGCCCGACTCACCGGCGACTGCCCCGGCTGCTGCCCCACCTGTGCCTTTCGCCTCGGCACCGTCCCCAATCAAAGCAAAACCTCCGTCGAAGACGCCCTCGACTGCGTCATCACCAACACCCCCTTCCACTGCCACCACGACGACCACCTCACCATGACCACCCCCGATCCACCCATCCAAATCTCCCCCGAAGCCCTCAAAGCCATCCGTCGGGCACTCAGAGAGGGCGCTGAGCGGTGGAACTACACCGACGTATGGCATGAGATGGATGAAAACGATTCCGCGTGGTTTGCAGACATCTACACCGACGTCACAAACTGTTTCTTAGCCGCCAAAGCCCTAGCCCTCCTCGACGGCACCCCCATACTCGGTGGCAGCAAATTCAAAGACCTCGACCCCAGCGGCGAATAACCCCCGTGACACGGGCTGCCAGCCCGTTCCGCCTCTGGCATCCGTGTAAATCCGTGCCATCCGTGGTCCCACCTCCCATGATCGACAACCTCAACACCCTCGGTCGCCAACTCATGGCGCTCCCCCTCGCCAAACGCCGTTGCCCCTTCTGCCTCGGCGCACTCACGTATGTCAAAGACTGTGGCCACAAAAAGACCCCTTCCTGCGATTTCTGCCTCAAGACCTACTGGCGCAACGGCCCCGCCGAATACAACCTCACCTTTCGCCAAGGCCAGATCATCGGCGTCTCCCCCATCCCGCGCGTCCTGGCCAATACCGAGAACTTCAGCTACATAAGTCCACCACCTCCATGAAAACCTACACCCTCGAATACCAGGATCTCTTCCTCGCCACCGTCCAGATCGACGCCACCAAAGCCGCACCCGCCATCAAACAAATGGTCGATTTCTGGTCGGGGGCCCTCGACCGTCTCCAAGACAACGACGGCGACTACACCAAGGCCTGGCTCAAGCAGCTCGGCATGTTCATCCTGCGTCACCGGCGCCGCCCCCAAATGACCGGCTACCAAGACGAAGGCTGGTCACGGCTCGATGGCACCGACGGCATCAAAATCCTCGCCTGGGAAGCATGGCAGCCCGACGAAGACGACCTCACCATTCAAGAAAATTCAAACTGAACCCCGCTCAAGCAAAACCCCGAATTATCGCTTTTCGATAAAACGATAATCATGCGCTGGAAACGTTCAGAGTACACCAAAGCACCTCGCCCCTGGACTCCCCAACGGCTGCGCCACGCGGCTGTCAGTGTGCAACGGCAGCACGACGCCATGCCGCTCTTTCCATCCCTCGTCGTCGATCCAACCGTCGAAGCACGGGTCCAACGCATGGACACTCGAGAGTCCGAAATGGTGGCCCGAATGAGAAGCAGCGAAGCCCGGTTCTGGCGGCAAGCCCGCGCCGCTCTCCGGCAGCTCACCCCAGACCAACGCACCGCATTCCTCTCCAAATGGAACCCCGGCCCTTACCCCGCCACAGGCTGCTACGTTCTCACCGTTCTCAAAATGATGGGCTTCTCCGACTCCGGCCAACCACCGTCAACCACCGTCAACGCGACGCGCAGCGAGCCTTCAGCCACCGTAAACTCAAGTCAGAGCGGCAACTGCCCCTGACCCGCGCTCTCCAATAAACCGCTCATCGTCGCCATCGCGATCTGCATGCGCTCGCAGGCCTCCAGGTGGTCATCAGTCCGTTTCTGGTACCACACGTAGCTGCCGCTGTTACGACCTTCGGTGATGTACTTGCGTTCCCACGCCGTCACCTGGCGCTTGTACTCATGCTCCTCATTCAGCGGCACCCGCCAGTCGCCTAGGTCACCATACATCATCATCACCAGTCGCTCGCGCGTCGCCGGGGCGCTGAACAGCCACAGCGGGATGTGCGCCACGCGCCCCTGGAACTGCGTGCCCAGCGCCGGGTCCATCTTGGACATCGCCCAGATGGCCTTCTGCCCGTGCTCATGCGTGAAGAACTGCTTCTCCTCCCCGCGCAGTGCCTTCCACAGCATACCAGATTCCACCACAAGCTTATACACCTCCGCCGTCGAGTACGCCGAATCAATCCCGACGCAGATGGGATCCACCTTCCACTCGTTCTGCAGCCGCACCAAATCTTCCCGCGTGAACACCTTCTCATGGTGCAGCTTGCGACTCTGACCCCAACGCCCCCAAGCACGGATCGTCACCCAGTAATGGCGACCGCCCTTGCCCTGCACATCGACGGTCATGAAGCGCTTCTTCTCCTCCTCCCACGGATCACCGACTTTGTACTCGAGTTCGCGATCCTTCAGGTAGTCATCCTCCTTCGCAAACCGCAGCCGGTCTGCCCACGGCAGGCCGCGCGTCTCATTCCAATGATCCTTCAACGCCGTGAAATCCCCCGCGCGCAGCGCCTCACTGGCCCGCAGGAACTCCTTCAACTGGTCCTCCCACGAAGTGAAGTGCGGCAGCAGCGCATTCCATGTAAACGAGTTGTAGTCACTCGGGGCCAGCTCGTTATAAACCACCCAGTCACCCTCACGACACATCCATTTGCGGTCCGCCCCACGCGGCCGGATGTCGCGATACTGATGCAGGCAGGCCGCATTCTCGCACTCATAGTGCAGCGTTTTGCACGCCTCGTCCTCATTCCAGCGACCACCAGGGCAGGTCACTTCATTGTGGTCCCACTTCACCCCGCCTGGCTTGGCTTTCTCACCCCAGCGCAGCTCCTGCGCATGCCCGCACTCGCGGCAGCGGAAATGCCAGTGCTCCTGCGTGCCGCTCTGGAACGCCCGGTCCATCATGTCCCCCTCCATGTCGGGGCAGGAAATCATGAACTGCTTGTAGTTCTCCGGGAACGAGCGCGTGCGCTTGCTCACCATCTCCAACGCCCCCGGCTTCCACTGCCGGATCTCATCCAGGAACAAGTAGCGGTAGGGTATGGACTGCAGCGCCGCTTTCGTGTCCGCGCCGGCAATGCGGAAGTAGTGCCCACCGAAATACAGGTGCAGCTTCTTCTTCTTCTGCCGGTCCGTCGGCAACTGCGCATTCAGCTTGGGCGTGGCCTCAAAAAACGGCCACAAGTAAGCCTCCGCAATCGTCACCGCCTCCGGCTTCGATTTCGTCACCCACATCATCGGCCCAGGATCTTCCAGGAACGAATAGCCCGCGCAGGCATACATAAGCACGGTCTTCGTGGACTGCGCCGAACACTGGCACGCGATCTTGCGGTTCGCCGGATCGGCATACCGCTCCATGATGCGATGCTGAAACCTTAGATCGGGATCGAACTCGGCTCCAGTGTGCAGCCGGAAGTGCTGCTGGGCGTATTTCCACGGAGCAACATCCGTAGGTGGTCGGAGAGCACCGAAGACACGTTCTGCCAGAACACTTTTTTTTTTGCCCCCTCGGGGATGGCCGCCAGCCCTTCCAGCACCGCGTCGATGTCCGCACCAATGCGCTTGCTCGCCTCCGGCACCGTCTCACCCACGACCTTCGGCGCGAGCTGGTGTTTGATGGCCCGCAGCGCCTGCGTCACCTTCGTGGCCAGGTCCAGCATCACGTTCACGCATTCCTCGCGATCGATCACGCGGCCCTGCTTCTCATCGAGCTCGATCTCCTTGAGTCGGACATCCAGCGCCATGATCTTCTCGCGCTGCTTCTCGATGTTCGTGCCCTTGCTGCTGACCCGCTTGCCCTTGGCCTGCATCCAGGTCTGCCAGTCCTTCACGTTGTAGCGCCCATCGGCAGTCTTACCCGGACACCCCGGTTCCTTGAGCCACCGCTGAATCGACTTCCGATCCCCCACATGCAACGCCTCACACAAGGCCTCCTGCGTGTCCGCATACGACTCCCCCACCTCACTGTCCGGCAGCGCCATCTCCAACCGCTTCAACTGCTCCCGCGTCAGCACCTCACCATTCTGCACCTTGGCGCGGATGTTCAGCACGTCGATGCGGCGAACCCTCTCCATCTCTTCAGGAGAAAATTCGCCAAGCGGGAGTTCAGCACCGTCAACCGAGTCAGCCATTCTTCCCACCACCCCCCGT